GCTAGAGAACATAGCTCCAACAATATCTTGTATTTCTTCATCTGTTTTACCACCAGAACCCCAACTAAAAGTACCATCACCATCTGATGTAAGAACTTGTCCAGATGTACCATCTCCTGATACATTTAATTCGTCTGCTCCTACTGTGTTATCAGTTATTTCAGAAGCTCCTACTGTTACTGCAAAGTCTAAGGTATTATCGCTATCATCATAAGTTACAGCTATACCTGATTCAGTATTAGAGCCAACCATAGCTCCTACTGTATCTGCTATAGTTTCTGCAAGTGTAACACCAGCAATAGTAATTGCGTCAGCTTCAAGAGTACCATCAATATCTGCATCACCACTAATATCTAATGTAGCTGCATCTAATTCTCCAGTTAAAGTTACATTTCTAAAACTTGAGATATCTTTATTTGAATCTACAACTACTGCTTTACTTGCAACTACTGTACCTGCAGTAGAGCCATCAAGTAAATTAATTTCTGTAGCAGTACTTGTAACCCCGTCTAGTATATTTAATTCTGCAGCTGTACTTGTTACACCATCTAATATGTTTAGTTCTGCAGCTGTTGCAGTAACTCCATCCATGATGTTTAGTTCTGCTGCTGTTGCAGAAATTGCAGTACCATTAAAGTTAATCGCATCTACATAAGCTATACCATCAATATATAAATCTTTCCATTCAGAACCTGAAGCACCTAAGTCATAAGTATTATCAGCACTTGGTAAAAGATGAGAAGCTACATCGGCACTAAAGGCTACTGTATCAGAAGCTGCATCTCCAAATGTTAGATTACCTGCTATAGTAGCAGTACCTGTAACTGTTAAGTTTCCACCTACTGCAAGATTTCCGGATATGTCTGCAGCACCGTTTATATCTATTGTAGTGGCTGCTATTTGGATTTCAGTATCGGCAACTAAATCTAACTGTCCATCAGCACTTGAATAAATATAAATAGCTGAGTCTCTAAATTGTACTTTTTCTGTGCTATTTATTAAAATGTCATCTGAGAATTTAAAATAATCTTCATCTTCCATCCATGTTAAAACTCCATCATTAGATGAAGCATTAAAAGTAATAGCAATATCTGTATCAGCATTTGTACCAAATGTTATTGCATTACTATATAAAACTGAAATAGGACCACCATTTGCTGCTGTTGTCCCATCATGTGTATGTCCTGTACTTGCGTGAAACGCATTTACTAATTGATTAAATTCATCGTTAAATAAAGCAGCTGTTATACTGTCTCCATCACTAAACGAACTTTGTCTTGTATATGTTGCCATTTTTTATTATCTCCTACCTGAAGGTATGTAATCTACATACATTCCATTAATCTTATATGGTGCTTTAGTATCATTACTTAAAACTGAAAAACTATTACTTGTTCCACTTCCTTGTAATGGTATTCTTACCATAGGGTTTATAACTGCCCCAAAAACATTAGTACCAAATACTGCATCTCCAAATATTGCAGCAGGACTAATTGTTCCAAAACTGAAATTACTAGTATGTTGAGGTATATCTTTATTTGAATACTCAAACTTTACTTGTAACTCTGGAGAAACTTCTCCTTCTCCTCCAATAGAAACTTTACAATAATGCAAAGTTTTCAATGTTCCTAAATCACCATAATCATAATCTGGTGTTTTATATCTTGCAGCTATTGCTACCCCATCAAAAGTATCACCATCATCATGTTTATAAATATATCCTGATTTAGAACCATGATAATATCTTTCAACTTTTGTTGCGTCAAAATCAGCACCTACTGCTGTAACTTCAACCCCTTTTATTTCAGACCATTCAAATCCTTCTTGTCTTAATGTTCCTATTACACCTTTTTGTGCATTTTCACCTAAACTTAAATTTGTATAAAAAAGTCTATACTGTGATTTCTCTCTTAAAACTACACTTGATATTTGATATTGATTAATATTTTTAGCTAATGTAGTAAATAAAGGTTGTATTTTTTTACTTATAGTACCTAACTCCACATCACCAATTCTTGCTGTACCTGCTATAGTTCTTATTCCATCTGGTGCTAAAAATACTAAATCACCAGCCATCTCTTGAATACTATAACCACTTAAACAGCCAACACTTTCAGCAACTGGCACTACAGCTACTGTGCTTGAGTCATTTATATTAATTAATTTATAAATACTATTTTTACAAAATATAAATAAATCTGATCTAAATGATGCTAATCCTTGTATTTGATCAGTTAAAGCTATAGAGCCTGAACCAGTTCCACTAAAGGATGTAGCATCTAAAGTAGCACTATAATAAATAGTATTTAAATTATCCTCAACTCCTCCAGCTATTAAATGTCTATCATGATGAGTAATATATTTTACACTTTTAGTACTATTTACTGTTATTTCTTCAGCATAAAAAGTTCTAGAAGATAAAGACCCAGAACCTTCCATTCTAAAAGCAAATGGTTTATTGGCTCCATCTGCTATAATTAATTGTCCATATTGATATGCAGCACCTTCAAATAAAGTAAACTGACATTGCCCTTGACTAGTTCTTGTTAGTGTACTTCTACCTGTAAATGTGGTATAATTATCTCCACTACTTGATACTGAACTTCTATTTATTTGTAACCAAGTAATTCCATCTGTACTAAAATAAATATTTGTACTAGCACAAACTATAACTCCATCAGCATAAGGAACTACACCTAATATAGTATCTCCACTTCCTGTAGGCTGAGTAGCACTTCCAGCACCTAATTTAGAATAGCCATTAATTCTTCTATAACCACCCTCTACAGATACTTCAAAATTTTGTAACTCTGTAGCTGCTCCCGGATTTCTTAATAAATCAATCTGGTTAGAGGCTGTTACTAAACCTCCTTCACATGCTACTGTATACGGTTGTGATGTTGCCATAAATTAAAAATATCTTCTATCGTCTGTCATATATTTTGGCTGTGGATTCAATAGATTTGATTTCATATGTCTCATTGCTTTTTTAAAATCATCTAAAGCAAACGCAGCCTGTTGTGGACTTTCTTTAAATTGCCACACATAGTAACGAACTCTCGAAGTAATTACATTACTATATTGTTCTGGAAAAACTATCGTATCTCCATGAGCTGATAGTTTTGTTGGTTTTGTATATGCATAAAAATGCACATTATAAACTTTGTCTGGTATTGGACTTAATCCAAATTTTCTGTGATCAGGACTTTTAATTACATATATAGGCTCACCACGATTCTGAGCATTAGCATCGTCTTCATTTTCATTATCTCTAAAATATTCTTTCCAATCATTTAAGGTTAAAAAGTTTAATCCTTTAGAAACATATGGAGCACTCTCTCCACTTACATTTATTGTTGTTAAATAAAAGTCGTCCCAATCTATAGATGAATAATCTGTAGTTATACTTGAACTACCAGATTTTAATGTGTACCATCTTGTTCCTGCTACTGTTGCTACTGTTACATTTCCATAAAATGGGTCTGTTCCACCACTAGCTGCTGCAGCAAAAAAAGGTAATTGTGGTTCTTCATTAGCTATATCAAAAATAGCTTTATTTACAGCGTCTTGTACAAATTTTTGCAGTCCTACTGCATCTCCAAAATTTGCTGAAGTTAAAGGAATCTCATTTAATTCTCTTAAAACTTCGTTTGTTAATTGTAAATATGTTGTTGCCATTATTTATGTCCTTTTTGTATTGCAAAACTTGCTGTCAAACTAGCTCCTTTATGTTTAACAAACTTTCCTTTATGTTTCATTAATTTATAACCACCTTTAGATTGTTTCATCCAATGATATCCTTTTGGTGCTTTAACTCTCATACTACCACTTTACCTTATCAGCCCAGTAAGCTGCTGACATTTTACCTCTAGCAATATTCTTAGCATGTCTAGCTTTAAAAGACTTTCTTTTGGCTTTCATTCTATCAGACTCACCTGCTTTAGGTTTACCTGCAGTCTTAGCACCCTTTTGACCAAAACGAATTAACTTTAAAGTATGTCCGTCTTGAGCTAACACCATATGTGATTTAGTTTTGTGACCCGGAGTTCTTTTAGGTTTATTAACTCCTGATAGTCCATGCTTTTTTAATAAAGCTTTTTTTCTATTCTCGTGTGCCATTTAAAAATCTTATATAAAAGTGGAAGGGTCCGAAGACCCTCCACCTAGTTAGTCTTAGTCAATTCCGTAGAATGCACCTACAAGTGCTTCACTTCTTAGTACTTTCGCACCATATACATGAAGACCTCTAACTATGTCACCAAAGGAACTTGGGTCCCTAATAACTTCAGTTGAGAGGATTGTATTTGCAGTTGCAGTTGATGAAATGTGTCCAGCCAAACATTTACCAGCAGCATTAGATGTTGCAGCAATATTGTTTGATTTATACATATCAAAACCACGAAGTTTTCCACTAGATACTAAACCATTTCTAATTGAACCTTGACCAGCGTTGTAGTCAACGGATAACAATTTAGAAGATGATTGACTTAATACCTCATAAAAATCAGGACTTCCAACAAACCATCTACCTTCTTCAGGTACATTTTGTTCGTCTAAAAGTCTTGACATTCTAGCCATAAGGTCTAGAGGGTCTGTTTCACCAGACTGTCCTAAGTCAATATTTCCAGTCCCATCGTATACTCCAGCACCTAAATCTGTAGCATTATCAGCACCTAATACATGATCAGGTGAACTAGATGATAACCCAGAAAACATAGTTGCTATAACAGCTGCGTCATATGAATCTCTAAGAGCATATGCAGCACTTGAAGAAGCTACCTCTTTCCAGTTGACATGTGACATATTGCTCTCAATATCATCTACGATGAATTTAAAAGCTTTAGCACTATCAACTACAAGAGTAAGCTCTTGGTCTGTTAGCTTTGTTGCTGTAGTATCGCTACCTCTTGTGTAATCAGACACAGAGATAGTTGGTTCTTTAATAATCTTTACTGAATCTCCGAAAGCAGAAATTTCACCAGCATAGTCGGTGTTTGTAATAGCTTCTACTACCGAGGCTTTCCTAAAGAAGTTTAAAACCTTTTTAGAATAAACGGAAGGTAGGAAAAAACTATTAGCTTGTCCACTTACGGAGTTAGCAAAGTTGGCATTAGTATCTGTACTTGGTTCAAAATATTGAGCCATGATACTTCTCCTTATTAGTTATTAAATAGTTTATCTTACGATTCTACCATCTTGCATAGCATCTGATATTTCACTTTCGTGTTTATCAAATTCAGCCATGCTCATAGCAGCAATCTCCCTTTCGGACCAAACTTTTTCCTGCTTTGGTTCAACTGTTGTTGTTTTAGTTGAAACCATATCAGCAGCAGATTTAGTCCTAGAAGATGGCTTACTGTCTTCTTTTGGTAAAGCTATTCCCATATCTCGCTTGAATAAATCTATTGCACGAGACGCTAAGTCGGCATCATCAGCATTATTATAAATCCATGTTTTAATAGATTCAGGCTGACCATTTGCCCAATTATGGAAATCATCACTTTCTCTAATATTATTAAAGTCAGGATGTCTATCCATCAACCTTTTTTCTGCTTCTTGTCGTATAATCTGATTCTCTCTTTCTTGGAGTTTACCAAGGCGTTCTTCAAGAACTTTTGCTTTGGACTCACTTTGTAAATGAGCAACAGTTTCTACTACTTCATAAACATCAGGATAATCTTTTTTAAACTTATCAAGTTCTTCTTCAGTTTTCGGAGCTTTATAAGAAGGAGTTACCTCACTTAACTTACTTGATAGCTCATCTTCCTTTAGTTTAAACTCATTAAGTTTTTTATCATAATGTTTTTTCAAATCATCATATCTTTTTTTGTAGT